TCAGGGCGGCATGGAAACGTCACCACATCCCGTCCGAAACATTCATCCACCCGGACAGTGCCATCACCCATATTTTTCCTCCCTGAAATACCCGTACACAGATCCACAGCCGCTTTTTTAGCAGCCGCCTTTTTCCTGAATACCATCAGTCTCCTCCCCCGTATTTCCCTGTGCAGGTATCAGGCATACGTCCGAGACCTGGAACACCCGGCAAAGACACGTCCGCATAAGCGTACCTATGCAGGCGTCATCAGGATGCATGACATGTATACGTCCATACACATCATGCCCCGTCCCCCGGGCATCATCTGCCCAGTCATAGTACACGTCGAAACACAGACGTGTACCATAATCCTTATATTTCCCCTGTTTTCCGTCAGCAAGGGATGCCGCATAGCTCTTTACGGCCTGTCTGTGACCGGATATCCAGTCACAGACTTCAGGCTCAAACTCTTTAAGTTTCATTAAAACCTTCCCTGCGCATAAAAAGGGTATGCGCCCCCCTTACAGTCTGCCTAAAAAATACCTGTCATCTGCCCAGGACTCCGGTCAATTGAGAACTGACAGTATGATGGCACGAGATAACGTCCCACTCATACTCAGATTTATGGACCGGGCCGCCTTCCGACCATACACAGACGTCATTTATCATGACGTCATGTGCTCCCTTATTGAAAGGCATATCAAGCTGTGCAAAGCGGCCCCCGTTCCAGACAACGGCCAATCCCTTTACTACCATTCTTATTCCTTCGATTTCCATGAAAACCTTCCCTGCGCATAAAAAGGGTATGCGCTCCCGATACCGTACCCGCGCGGTGAAACGCGGTCATATGCACCGGTAAAGATGCTTTCGCCCTCTGTCACAGAGTGTACGGCCATACCGGATGCGCTTTCGGAATGCGCTCCGGTATCCCGGCAGAAAAGAGACAGTGCCGGGTAACCATGTCTCCGGTACCATTACTGTACCTGACATGGATTTATATAAAAGGGACGGGTTATATATGCAGTCAACTGTAGTCAACAAAAAGAGCGGACATTCAGCATGTCCGCCCTTCATTAAAACAATAAGAGCGGGTCTATTGCAGACCCGCTCTTTCCTTATTCTTTTTCTGCTTCACCGTCCAGAAGGACGGACTTGGCAGAATCAATCGCCTTGTTCAGGGCGATTGACTGCCTTTCCGTGACACATTTTTCAGTCAACCGCCCTAATGCGGCAAGGAGATCAAAAATCTTTCCGTTATTACTTTTTTGTTTTTCGTCGGTGTACGTAAACGGACGTGTGTCTACTATCGTAAGGGCAGTATGTCCGTGACTGTCACGGGTCACGGCGATAAAATCGCTTTTCCGGCCTATGCAGTCAATGCTGACTGCAAACGCAACGGATGTCATAGATACGTATTCGCGTAAATGAGCTTTACCGGAGAGCGGTATAATTGCAGACTCCACCCTTTTGTTTACCAGATTGCAGAATCTAGCTTGCACGGCGTCAAAAGACATGCTTTTGACACCTGTTTTCTCTGCATTTTTCCGCATGGAAGAAAATATGCATCCAAGCAGTTCCGTCGTTTCGTCCAGACCGGACACCGGCAGTTGGTCCGGAACCGTGAGAACCAACGAATCATTTTTAAAAACTGCTTTCGCAGTTTTTTTCTGTGTTTCTTTCTGAACTTCAACTTTTGTATTATCCATAAGTCGTCCTTGCGGTATATATAGTAGATACCGCGCTACACCTATATACAAGCAGTGCAACGCACTGCTGTTGATAGCATATATAACCCGTCCCTATAGGCAGATATACTATACAGCTGTATGGACTTACGTTTTACCCGTCAGGATCCATCCGTACACCTACGCAAGCAGTCAACTATACAACCATATAGTATCCTACTCTTACCGTCCGGATCCCTATGCTCATAGTCCGTATACTCCGATATACGACTATGCGCCATACATAGTAATAAATACCCGCTGTCAAAGATCAAAACTAAAAATTATTTAATCAACTTATACATACAGTATACATAATAAATAATTTTTGTCAATAGATAAAAAATATTTTTTTGCATTATTTTTGTGCCGACTGTGCACACTATATAGTAGATACATACATATGCCGTACACGTATAGACGTACTGTATATGCGTACCTTAAATGAATCTTTAAAAACACGTTCAAATACGTATAAAAAAGTCGAAATTCGCACGAACCCTACCTGACTCGTAAAACGATAAAAAACCATGCCCCCACAGTCGTATAAGCTGTACGTGCATAGCTAATCCTATATAGTACATAAAGATAAGGCACTTTTATAAAAAATAATCATAAAAAGCATATAAAATGCAAACTATTTGCATTTTCATTTTTCTTTAAGATTTCTTTCACTTTTTTCATTTTTTTAAATTTTTCCCGGAAGGGTTAAATATTCTTTTGACTTTTTGCAACGTACTTGAACGTGTTTTTCAAGACTGCTTTAAGATTCTACTGCCTACTATACCCATAGGTATTTGTTTCTTCTATATACTGGTGCACGGCGTAAATGCATAAATTAATCTTAAGTCCTTAAAAGTTTAAGAATTGAAGTGCACAAAAATCATAATAAATAATCATGTAAAAAACGTTAGTTTGACAGGTCAAAAAGCGCAGATTTAAGAATCTTAAAATAACCTTAAAATATTATGGGCTAAAGGTCTGCTTTTTTTCTTACTGTACGGTATACAGAAAAAAGGAAGAACCCGTTTCTGCCCACAATTTATGATTTTCAAATATTAAATATTTTTAATAATAAGGAATATTTATATATATAAAATTAAATAAATTTATTTATTTCATGGAAAAATAAAAATAAATAACGGATTATCAATACCCGCCGGAAACCGGATAAGCCTGTAATTGACAGGACCAGGACCGGGGTGTACTGTATAACCGGAGGATCTGTATGGCTTATAATTATGATGCTCCGGACGGATCTGCTGACACCGGGGATGTACAGGACGATATTTTAAGGACTGATCCGGAAAGTATGGAAAAAATACCATATAAGGATCTGCGTGAAAGATGTATAAAATCCTATTCACAGGTACTCCGTGATGACTTTGCATTTGATCTCAATATGCTTTCAAAGGAACTCCGTATAAAAATGATGGACGATCCTGTATATAAACTGAAAACCAAAGCATTACGCGCGGGGATGTTCAGGGACCAGTTCAGTACGCTGCGCAAAATACAGTATTCCGGAAGCTCAACGGTGGACGGAAAGGACAATACGTCTAATATACTGTCCGCACTGAAATCCGGGAATGAGATGATGTTCCATGACCTGAATAATGAGAACGAGGACAAGAAACTCAACATAACATTCGTAGCAGAAAGTAAGGAAGATTTTGAGAATGATCCTAAGATAGAACTGCATATAGGAAAGAATGTATCCGGAGTATTATCGGACGGTACGGACGGGTCGGAGGAAGACAAATTCAAGGAAAAAGCAGAACAGCTGATGCGTGGTAAAAAAGAGGACGAAGATGATAATTAAATGTCTTCCGCATCAGGGAAAGTTCCTCCAGGCTCCTTATGTATTCCCGGGAGTAAGATTTTTTTTTGATATATGCGGGTATGCTGCAGGAAAGACAAGCGGGCTTGTATACAGTGTACTGATGGCGGTGGATTATTTTTCAGGATACAGGGATATGGAAGGTAAAAAACCGAAACTTATAGTAGCCGGGATAACACTAACCTTCCTCAAGAAGACGTTCTCAGGGGCACTGATTAATCTTCTTGAACTGTCAGAAACTCCTTATAACTGGAATAAGGCTGACAACATCATAGATATCTGCGGGGTACAGATTTTTCTTCTGCCTATAAATGATGCCTCTGTAGTGTTCGGATATGATGTTGCCGGAATCTTTGTGGATGAGCTTGACGAGCTTCCGACGGATATTGCAATGCAGGTTGTAAAGAAACTGAATGACCGTGCCCGTCAGCCTGTAAAGGACCGGCGTCCGGCATTCATCTGTTTTGCAACGACATCACAGGGACTCAAAGGAACATACCAGACAGTACAGGATTTTATCCAGAAGGATATTTCCTATATGATTATACACGGGTCTACACGTGACAACATTTATCTGCCTTCAGATTATGTGGATACAATGTATAAAATATATGATGAAAAGGAGACCCGGTGCTATCTTGAGGGGGAATTTCTGGCCGTGGAGTCCGGGCTGGTCCTTCCGCAGTATAATCATGCGGAACATTTCCTGTCAGGAATAGATTTATGGGACTGTCTGCCTGAAGGACAGAAAGTATATATTGCCCAGGATTTCAATCAGGGGTCGGGATTCAACAAAGCTGTGGCTTCGACGCTGATAGACGGGGTGATGTATAATATAAAAGAGTACGAATTTCCGGACTGGACGGCGGCACCGAGGGTGTTCCGGTCGGATTTTCCGGGACAGGAGATATGGTGGGTTCCGGACATGACATATGCGCAGAACTTCGGGATGGCTGGAAAGTCGCTCCGGGCGTATAATATAAAGATCGTACTCAAGAGTGCCAATCCTCTGGTATCCGATCGTATTGTTGTAATGAATGCCCTGCTGCATACAGGACGGATGTACAATTGTGATTTCTGCAGGGATACTGACAAGGCCTGTATGACCTACCAGTATGACAGGAAGACGGGAAAGCCGATGAAAGGAAAGACAAGCAAATCGCCGGATCATATAATCGACTGTCTCGGATATAATTCCTATTATATAGTATCAAATGAACCGTCCATGAAGGATTTGTTCGATGTTACAATCAACAGGTTCAAACGCAGGCGGGATGAACTCGGATATATGGAAATGGACGGGATGACTGCTAAACTCCGTGAGATAGGAAACCGGAAGAATGAGAAACAAGGAGACTCGGATGTATAATTATAAAGAACTGTATCATATCCTTTCTTCGGAAGGAATGACCGCGAGACGTACATCGTCAGGAAATGTACGCGTCCGTGATGTAGGCGGATACAAGGGGCTGAAGTTATCTATTGTAGACAGCGTGGTCAGGGATATGGATAATTCCATGCAGCAGGACTGCTCTGCAGCGTACGGGTCCAGGTTCCAGACGCCTGTGGATATAAGATGTGATGTATATAAATCGATACCGCGTGTATATGATATGCTCCAGGGAAAAACCAGCATTACACGGAGCAATCTTGATTCCGTACGGGGTGTCCTGGATACCGTACAGAATCCTGTAATGGGAATAAATATGCCGCAGGATGTAATACAGAATAATATAACGATGCCGAACCTGTGGATATCCCCGGGGGAGGCAAGCTCACTGTACTCACAGAAAGGACTTCTGGAGACCGTCATAAATAAGAAGTCAAAGTCAATACTCCTGAACGGTCTTAAGATCCGTAATCCGAGGTTCAAGCCGAGGCAGATAGACCGTATATCCGAGAATGCGCTCAGGCTCAATCTTCCCGGAATAATATCCAGCGGAATGGTCGACTCCCTGGTATACGGAGGTGATCTTGTATTTGCGATGTTCAAGAAGGATACGCCGCTTACCATGGGGCTTCCTATGGAGGGTCTTCTCCGGCTGGGGATACTTGGAAAGCACTGCATAGACCGGTTCATATCCCTTGACCGGTGGAATACCTGGATTATCCCGCCGGTAGCTCCCACTCAGCGGGATTTCCTTGAGCCGTCATTTTATTTCATTCCGTATATGGGATGCGATGTATCCCGGAGCAGGACTGCCAGGATCATTACGTCCCCGCAGGCCGGATGGTGGGGGAAGATATGGACGCAGGGATGGGGTATATCAGATTTCTGCGGGTACTATAAATCATATGAGCAGTATAAGATTGTAATGAGTACAATGCCGTATATGATCCAGCAGATGTCCCTTCTTGTAAGGACTGTGGCTATAGACGGTATTCTTGCTACGCAGGGATCAAACGCCCTTTCGGATGTACTTGACGAGAACCAGGTGCATGTACGGAAGGTCACGCCGGATAATCCTGTCAATATGGACGTGACGGGAGATCTCAAGGCTATAAACCGTAATTTCTCACAGGTACCGGAGATGACGAAACTTCTCAGGCAGGATTTTGCGGCGGATGCTGATATACCGGAACCGATGCTTTTTTCTTCGGAAAAAGGAAACTTTTCATCCGGGGACGATACACAGGGAAACCTCTCGAAGCAGTGGGAGAATGTAGAGTATATACATAAGGAATGTGAGACACAGCTTAAACGGATAGCCATGATCGTGGTGATCGACACGCTCGGAACTTCAAAGGAAGTTATGGATGCCCTTCCTTATACGGAGATATCATTCGATTCACCTATTATAGCAAATGCTACAGAGAAAGCGGAGATCGCATCGAATCTGTCAAAGGCGTTTTTTGATCTTGTGGCAGGACAGATGCCTATGGATAAGGCAGCGCAGCTGGCGTTCTCCTATGCAGGAGATGATATGTCCCTGTCGTCGGAGCTTCTTGAGCAGCTGGCGGATGTACAGAAGAAGAAGGATGAACAGTCGGACAGGAAATTTGAGTCGGATATAAAGAGTGCGGAGAAAAAAATTATCCCGGACAGCAGCGTGACGGTTAAGGACCCGGAGAACCCGGGGAATACCAGCAAGGATAAATACTCACCTCTTGAGCAGAAACAGCATGAGAAGACCCGTATAGGAAGTGAGAAACGTACCGAGGGGCTTGCAAGGGCTGAAGGACGTATGAAAAGATAACTTGACAGATGTATAGTAAGGGGGTATTGTTTAGCTATGGCACTTTATAATGATAAAAAAGAATCCATTGCTCCGTATATTGTTGTAAAGAATGTTATTCTCTGCCGGTCGGGTCTTCAGGTATATACTGCGGATGAAATTGCCCGGAACGGGCAGCTTGATATGACCGGGCATGACAAGGCTTCATATATAGAATACAGGCAGCCGTCCGTAGTAGTGGCGGCTAAAGATAAGATGATGCGTCTTCCGGTGGCGAAGGAGCATCCTGACGGGGAATGGATAACTCCTGACAACTGGAGCCGGTACGCAAAGGGTATTACCGGGGAGTCTGTCGATGTTATTCCGATTGACGGCGGAGAGATAGGCATACAGTCGTCCCTTGCATTTTATACCCGGGAACTGTATGAGTATTATACGAACGGCAACAAGGAAGTTTCCCTCGGTTATAAATGTGACAAACGGTGGGCTACAGAAGAGGAGAGTCAGAAATACGGATGTGACATTATGCTTACGGAAATAACGGATGTCAATCATCTTGCACTGACGGCTCTGGGGAGAGGCGGAGACAAGGTGGCTGTACTTGATTCTGTTTTTGGAGGTCTTATGAAAATGAGGACAGGTATTTTTCAGTATGTATTCAGCAGGGGCCGGGCTGCAGATTCTGCGGTACCGTTTTCTGCCGGGGTGTTTACGCAGCTTGAAAGTGTAAAGGATAAGGGAAACGATGAACTTGCGGCGGCTGCCGGAGTGGTTCTGGACTCTATAGTTGTTCTTAAGGATTCCCCGGGAAAAGAGGAATTGTGTAATATGGTACAGGACTGCTTCGACAATCCTGCAAAAGCTGTGGCCAATAAGGCAGAGATAAGCAAAGTGCTTGACTCATGCTATAATTCAGTTTCAGGGGAGAGTATGAAAGACGTAGAAAAGGCTGTTGCTCCGGCTGCAGTTACGGATACAGACGGAAAAGGAAAGAATACCAATAATGTGGCTGACTCTGAAAAGAAAGAGGCAGAAAAAAAAGAGGATGAAAAGGAAACGGAAGAAGAAAAGAAGAAAGAAGCTGATAAGAAATCCGGTACGAAGGATTCGGCCCAGGCAGTCGTCGACGCACTTGTTCCTGCGGTTACGAAAGCCGTAATGGATTCTCTCGGTGCTACGCTTGATTCAAAAATCACGGCTGCTGTACAGAAGATAACGGGTATTTCGGGTAATACGCCGAAACCGGATGGCGGTAAGGTAACTGACAGTACGGATTCCTTTGATCTGGAGACTGCTCAGGAAACAATACATGAGCTGTTTAATTAAGGAGGAGCGACAATGATAGAGACAAGTGGTTTTTCACTCAGCATTCAGACAGGAATATACAAGCCCTCGGCGTCCGTAAACGGAGTACAGGTAAAGATCGGAATCAACAATGTTTTCACCCTTTCGGGATCGGCATTGCTTAATCCGGACGGGACTGCGGAGAGTAACGGAGCAACGTTCGGTAACGGGCTGTTTTACAATGCGGCGGCAAAAACCAATGCATTATATATAGGAGCACCGACAGTGGCGAATGCTGCTCCTAAGTTCGCGGGTATCATCATACGTTCCATGGGTGTCGAGGGATCCTATCCTAATGGAGGGGAACTGGTACATTCACATAATAAGTTTGATATTGCCCGGGACGGATACTGGCGTTACCGGTCGGGAATTACGACCGCAGGTGCTGCACTGGTGTTCAGCAACGCGGTAATTCTTATCGGCGCCTATGCATATGTGCGTAATACTGACGGTGCAGTCGCTTTCGGGTCGGCTGCTACGGCCGCAGGATTTACGACAATCGGCCGGATCAGTGAACTGAATCCGGATGACCAGAGCTGGGTAGTTCATGTGGATTCTGATAATTCAGTATTTACAGCTGCAGCGTAAGGAGGAGAGACAATGGCTGAATATATAACTGGAAAATCTATTTCGGAGAATTTCCGGAGAAAAAGTGAAGCTGATCTTATGAGTATGTATCCGAAGGGTATGTCGGAGATAGACGGGATCCGTATCGGTACGGAGTCACGGTTCCGTGTTTCAACCGGATCACGGGCTGCTGCTGTATACGGAAGCCAGCATGATTCACTTCTGCCTGCGGAGCCTTCGGCACGGTCATACTGGTGTCCGTGTGACGAGCGCGGGATACAGCTTCCTGTAAAGCCGCTTATCCGGTTTGAGGCTGACCCGCAGGTTGCACTTCATACGAAAAGTGCGCTTGACTCCCTCATTTCATCAGGGGTTACTCCGGCGGATGCAAAAAAGCGTATTACTGGATCCTTGAGACCCGTGTTCTTCTATGATGCGCAGGAAAAGCAGTATGTCGTAAAACCGCTTATGAAGGGTGTAAACGACTCAATGCTTACAAGTTCTGCGATTCCGTACTGGAATATCGGTATAATGTACCGTATTTTCAAGCAGCCGTATGCAGCGAGTAAGGCATCAAGACTTGTATCTGTAGAGAGTTTCGGGAATGCCTGGTGTGATATGGTCATGGTGTTCAAGGAAGCATTTGAAGGATACGCGCGTATCAATAATACAGCGCTCGGCGATGTAGAGCAGACAAATTCAAGCCCTGTCCTGAACAAGTTCGGAACAATCATGTCCCGGATATACAATATTGCCATTGACTATGACAGTTCCATTGCGGAGGCTCTTGCAGCCGGAGCGGGTACGCCTCTTACGGCCCAGGGGATCGGTGACAGGGAACGGTTTGCAGCCATGATGCTCAACCGTATTCAGGACCAGCTTACGTATTTCGGTGACGCGGAGTCAGGCTTTACGGGTCTTATGCAGAGCTGTACGCCTGTGACTTACACAGGAACGGCGCTCCATACGATCTATAAGGGAAGCTCTACTACAAAAGGTTCCGATATAACGAAGGAGTTTATCGGTCTTATTGCAGACTTCATGCTTGCAAACCATTATATGAGCAACCTGATGAATATCAACGTGAGTCCATATACGTACCAGGCTCTTACAAGTACGCTGTATTCTGATAATTTTAACGGTGAGTCTCCTATGGAGACAATACAGAAGCATTTTGCACAGGGTGAGGATCTCGGCGGTGGTCTTAAGAAACTTTCATTGAGTTTTGCTGTTGATGCCATGCTTGATCCGACGGTTACAGGCGGGTCGGTAAATCCGTTCAACACGAATGCGTATGACCTTACGTATTTTACGGTACCGTCGGTATCGAGTGCGATGGGTGACGAGATGGGTCTGGTTATTCTGCCGGAGCCTCTTTCTACGTTTATCGTACCGCCGATCATGTCACGGCAGGGTATGCTGTATACCCAGTACAAGCGTATCGGAGGAATCATTGCTCCTATCGCGGGTACAGTCGCAGTTTATAAGGGACTCGGATATTCCGAGTAAGGGGATACAGAAATGAGTAATGCAGAAGTGTGGATTGTAAATCATATGGGTTATGCTACACGGTACGTAACAGCCCGGTCCGATAAGGAACCGGAAGCGGCACTTACCGTGCCCGTACAGACTGTCGATATACTCGGGGAGAAAGTATCCAGTAATTACGCGGCCTGTACTGAGGATACGTATAAAAGTCTTCTGGCCCGGTGTCCTGTATTCGCACGGGACATCAAATCCGGAAATATTGTAATGACTACAGTAACTCCGGAAGATACGAAACCTGCTGAAACACAGATTTCAGCACTTACTGCTGAAAATGCAGCGCTTAAGGCTGAACTTTCAGTAGCAGCCACATCATCCGGAGTAGCGGAATCAGAGAAGAAACTTGCAGAGGCGCAGCAGAAACTGGAGGATGCACTTGCACAGATTGCTGCGCTTAAAGATGCAGGTACAGGAACTAAATAATGACACCCCTGCTGGTGGATGGAGTACCGGAACGTATCGACGCCCGGTATTTCCGTGCACGGTATAGTGATAAGTTCTCGGTATTTTCAGAAGGGGATAAGGATGATCTTATTACGGCTGCTGTGAATGACATATACACTATGTTCACGGGGGTTCAGACATTATGGTCCGGTATGC